TGAATGTGTCTCCGGTCGCGAATACGTCTGCGACGGCGACGGAGGATCAGGGACAGTTGACGGGCGTCGGTGTTGGTCAGTTGCGGGCGAGCTGGGCGAAGTCCTTTGTGGAACATGGTTACGTCTTTGGTATTCTCCGGGCTCGTGGTCAGTTGTCGTATCAGCAAGGTCTCGACAGGCTGTGGTCGCGGTCGACGTTCTATGATTTCCTGGTCCCGGATCTCGTGAATTTGGGCGAGCAGCCCATTTATAAGAAGGAGCTGTTTGTGGAGAATGACGCTACGGACTCGGAGGTTTTCGGGTATCAAGAGCGTTATGCGGAGTATCGTTTCGCGAAGTCGTTGGTGACGGGTAAGTTCGCGTCGGACGCGTCCGGTTCGTTGGATTATTGGCACCTGGCGGAAGATTTTTCGGCCGCTCCGGGTCTGAATCAGACGTTCATTGAGGATGCTACGCCGATGTCGCGTATCACTACGGTGGACAGTGAGCCGGACTTTATTATCGATGGTCGTTTTGACGTGAGGGTTGCGCGTATCCTGCCGGTTCGTCCTACTCCGTCGTTGGTTCCTGCGAGGTTCTAGGTGGATCCGATTACGGTTGGCGCCGCGGTTACCGGTTTGGCCGGGTTGGTTGGCGGCGAGCGTGCGAATAAGCAAAATCGGCGTGAGGCTGAAAAGAATCGTCAGTTTCAATCGGATGAGGCGATTCGGAATCGGACGTTTCAAGAGCGGATGCGCAATACGGAGTGGCAGGCTGGCGTGGCCGACATGGAGGCGGCAGGGTTGAACCCTGCGTTGGCGTACGCGCGAGGTGGTGCCTCGTCTCCGGGTGGTTCGATGCCGGGCGGCTCTCAGGCCGCTCCGGCGCATGATTCGGTGAGTTCGGCCGTTCAGGCGCTTCGTGGCCGGAAAGAGCTCCAGTTGATGTCGGAGTCCATCGCGAAAACGAAGGCGGAAGGTGCGATGGCGAAGGCGTTGGCGGTGCGCGAGGAAGCTCGTAATAATGCGTACGGTATCACGATATCGCCGGATGGTCGCACGGCGTTAGATGTTTCGATGCCGGGTCTCTATAAGGAAGTGCAGGCTGGCGTGGAGACGCGTGTTGCTGAGGCAGCGCGAGCTGCTTCGATGGCGGAGATCACGGGGATCGGTGGCCAGGTTGCCGGTGGTTTCCAGCAGATGATGCCGGCGTTCGGGAATCTGATGGCTATGGCCGGTCGTGGTGCGAATCGCATCGCTGATGTGGCTGGCTTTCTGGAGCGTGCTATGAGTTTGCCCGAGGATACGGCACGGAAGTTTCTCGGTATCACGAAGTTTGAGATGGCCCAGATGCTGGGCAGGTTGCGCCGAACCCCTGTTCCCGCTTGGGCGGGAGGTACACGATGAAAGAGTTGTCGACGGAGCGGCGTAGGCCGCGTGTCCGGACGGTGAATACCGAGCCGGGTAAGACGGTGCAGTCGGATGGTCCTCGTACGGAGATCAAGGCGATTCTGGAGCGGTACGCGGCGGTTGGTATCGTGGATCACATGCGTGATGTAGATCTTCAGTTCCGGGATGTGACGGAGTTCGAGGATTTCCGGGACTTGATGGTTCAGGCGAAGGACGCCGAGTTGGCGTTCATGAAGTTGCCTCCGCAGGTTCGCGACGTGTTCGAGAATGACCCGTCGCGTTGGTTGGATGCCGCTCACGATGCGGAGAAGCTGGAAGCGTTGCGGCCGAAGCTGGAGAAGCTCGGCGTGATGAAGGCGCGTGAGCCGGTGGTGGAGAAGGCCGCGGATGGTCGTATCAAGAACCGGAGGAAACGAGCGGAGCTCGAGGTGGACTCCTCCGTGGTCGAGCGGCGGAAGCCGGTCGGTTCGTCGTTGGTGGTTGCGCCCCCGAAGTAATCGGGTAGGCGCAGTAAAGAGCCCCTGGAGCGCCAGCGCTCTCCAGGGGCTTTTCTATTGGGGCGTGGTACATCGCCCCTCGATGTGGATGCATGGGCAGTACTGCCCGAATCCCATTCGTTCGTAGCGCTCGCATTGCGAGCAGCGTTCTACTTTCCCTTTTTCAGCTTGTCGAGCTCGGTTTCCCAGTGGACGAGCTCGTTGAGGGTGATGTTGAGGCTCGCCTGTTGGCGGTCTCTCTTGGCTACCAGTCGGTTGATGGTGGCCATTACTTGTTTGGCGTCCATGCGTTACTCCTGTTGGCGTCGGTGACGCGTGATGTCCTCTTGGAGGACGGCCCAGAGAATTTCTATTCTCCGGTTCTGTTCGTCAATCTCCTCAATCAGGGAGTTGACTTCTTCGCGCAGTAGCGCGACTTGTCGTTGCGCCGCGTTTATGCGGCGCGTGTTGCGGGTTACCCGCTTCTCTATTCTCATGCGTAAATATAGCATGATTTGCATTTGGTGTAAATGCTGTAGCGTAAGCGTTATGTTAGGAACGTGTAAACGTTCCGTAAGTTGTGGCACATAGGGTTCCTTGTCTCCTATGTGCCCACTGACACTATAGTCAGTGGTTATTGACATCCTTTAGAGCTGGAGCCTACTATATCCGGTATTAGACGTTTCACTTCAAGTCACCGGAGTTCCTATGGCTCGTTCTCGGATGTCGTCTGGAAAGTCGCGTCGGACTTTCCGTAATGGCGCGATGCGTTCGCATCGTAAGAATTCGATGTCTCACATCTTTATGCGTGGGGGTATCCGCCTTTAATGGCGTGTTACCATCCGTCGAGAGTGTCTATCTCTCGGAAAGTGCCCGATGCGGTGGGCGGTCATCGTATAAGCGATACCGTGACGGTTCCGTGCGGGCATTGCTTGGGGTGCCGGAGCGATCAGGCCCGAGGCTGGGCGGTAAGACTGGTCCACGAGGGCGTTGTTGCGTTTCCTGCATGGTTCGTGACTCTCACGTATGCCCCCGAAAAGGTCCCGGCGTATGGTTCGCTTGCTTTTAGAGACGTTACGCTCTTCGTTAAGCGTTTGCGGCGAATGTATGAAGGCGGCCCGCATATCTCGTACTACTTGGCCGGTGAGTATGGAGATCATACGGCTCGTCCTCATTACCATGCGGTGTTGTATGGTCCTAAGTTTCTGGATCGTAGTCTGTACACTTATCGCCATGACGCTCCTGTCTATAAGTCCGGGGAGCTTGAAATGGCTTGGAAGTTGGGGCTCTGCGAGTTCACTCCGTTGACGTATGCGGCGGCTCGTTATTGTGCTTCCTACGTGCGTAAGAAAGTGCGGAAGGGGGATGACGAGGATGCCTATGCCCGGGTGGTTCCGGGTACGGGCGAGCTCGTCGAGCTGGAGCGGGAGTCGGCCCGTATGTCTCGTCGTCCCGCCATCGGTAAGCGATGGATCGAGCGGTATTGGAAGGACGTGTATCCGCGTGATGCGGTGGTGATCGACGGGATGGAGTTGAAGCCGCCTCGTTACTACGACCGTTGGTTAGAGAAACATCATCCAAAGGTGATGCTCGATGTGCGGCAGGCCCGTTATGACGAATCGCGGGATATCTCGGTCGCGACGTTGGAAGCGAAGGAGAAGGCTCATAAGTACAAGGTCCACCTCAACGAAGGGAGAGCAGCAATATGAACGAGGAAATTTTCACGGTGTATGACTCGGCGGCTCGTCGTTATCTGCGGCCGTTCCATGCTCAGACGATTGAGATGGCGTTGAGGCAGTTCCGGGCGATTTTGACGGACCCGGAACATCAGTTCGCGAGGTTCCCGGAAGACTATTCGTTGTTCCATATCGGCACGTTCGATTCGGAGCGTGGTGAGGTGATTCCGGTGATTCCGCCGCATTCCCTCGGTGTGGCGATCACGATGATGCCGATTCAGCGAGGTCCGGAGGTAATGCAATGACTCAGGTGAATGTCTCCCGTCCGTCAGGCGCGAATCGGTATCGAGCCCCCGAGTGTCGGATGGGTCGGTCGCAGTTCGATTTGACGCATTCGCACAAGACGACGTTCGATGCGTCGTACGTGTATCCGTACTTTCTGATGGAAGTGGTGCCGGGCGATACGGTGACGTGCAATCTGTCTGCGTTCGCTCGTATTTTCTCTCCTCTCGATGCTCCGGTGATGGATGACATCGCGATGGAGATTGACTTCTTCTACGTGCCCAATCGGATCGTGTGGGATCATTGGGACGATTTCCTGGGAGCGCACGATGCAGCGGGTGCGCAGGATACTGCGTACACGGTTCCGCGTGTCGCGGACGGTGGCACGTACTCGTTTGGCGATCTCGCGTGCTACATGGGGATTCCTCATGGGCTGCAGACGACGGTACATCACATTTCGTGTCTACCGTTCAGGGGTTACCGGAAGATCTACAACGATTGGTACCGTGACCAGAATTTGATCGACGAGCTGCCGGTGTCGACGGGTGACGGTCCGGACGCGGTGAATACGACTTCCGGGATGTTCAAGTCGGCGAAGAAGCACGATTACTTCACGTCGTGCTTGCCGTATCTGCAGAAGGGTACGGCGCAGACGTTGGCGTTGACGGGTACGGCGCCGGTGATCGTGAACGCCACGTCAGGTGAGGTGACCGTGAGGGATACGGCGGCCGGTGGTACGGAATATGGTCTGGATTCGAGTGGTGCGCAGCTGGCGATGGGTGGTATTACGGCAGGTGTGGATCTGCGCGTGGATCTGGCCGGTATCTCGGTGTTCTCGGTGAACGCGTTGCGTGAGGCGGAAGCGATTCAGCGGTTGTTGGAGCGTGATGCGGTAGGTGGCACGCGGTTGCCTGAGCTGATCATGGCTCATTTCGGTGTCGAGGTCCCGGACTTCCGGGTGCAGCGTCCGGAGTACCTTGGCGGTGGCAAGGGGTTCGTGAATATCAGCCCCGTGGCGAATACTTCGGCTACGGCGACCGAGGATCAAGGTCAGCTCGCTGGAGTAGGGACAGGGACCCTTCGTGCATCCTGGGCGAAGTCTTTCGTCGAGCATGGGTACGTGTTCGGTCTGCTTCGAGCTCGGGGTCAGATCACATATCAGCAGGGCCTGGATCGGATGTGGTCTCGGGGCCAG